GGCTTGTCTCTAAGCCCCTCGCGGGACCTAGAGAATACACCACCCAAGCCGGATGATTTAACATCACTTTAGGGTGGGAGTTTATACCTGCTAACTGAGTGCTTCTTCGGATTCAGAAGACTTTATTGTTCTCATTTGTGCGATCCAGTCTTCCTCAGTCATTTCTGACTCTGGTTTCTGGACTACACATACTGAGTTCAAAATCGTTTTAACTAAACGAGAAGTAGAAGCGAGTATCTTGTGGGAGCTACGAGTGTTTGTGATTTTGATTGAAGTGGTTGGGAGGGACCCTAGAATTAACAGGGAACCTCTTAATTTACTTTTATCATTCGCAAACTCTTTGTAGTACCTATCAAGAAGACTCGACCTCTCGGTTCAGCAGGTCTTAAACGAGGAAACTATGGGGTGACAGAGACTAAGATTATCTCAGACTTTTTGGTCTATCTGCTTTGCAGATTTTCCTCAAAGTTTGATTAAATCCATCATCTCCGTCATTTCCTGGTTTCCCTCGGAAGTTAGGTCAAGGAAGTATTCCTCGAGACACCAATTAAGATGATCATTCCAGTTTTCTGGTTTGAGTTTATCCTGATTGGACTCGGGTATACTTCAATTCGCCAAGATGACTTCACGTATCTTGCCGATCTGTTCTTCGCCGTCGTCCTTACGGACTAAAGCATCGAACAATTTATATAGCTTATAGATTCGAAGAGCTTGGCTCTTCTTACCTGTTAGCTGTATAAGCTTGACCAAACTTCCTTGTTCAGATTGTTCGCTTAGTCGATACCCTTTCTTCCGCGAGTCTTCGATTGAATTCTGTAAGAGGTAATACCTCGAAAGATTCTTTCTTAGACTATGCAGAGGGAAAGCTGTTATCTCTGTTCCACGGAAGTATCATCTCTTTGCGAATTCGCACATTTCTTTCGATTTGTGTGTTTTCATCTTAGATATTGATACCCGGAGTTCAGATTCCATAACAGTTTGGTACGAGTTAGCTAGCTGCTCATCGGCAATAACAATATCATCTCCGAGCAAAACGTATTTCCCTTTTGGGTTCACACCCACTAAGAGTCCTGCGTAATGCACGATAGAATGATGTTGGAGAGCCATAACAGGTCAAGAACTATATGCCCCCATTGGCTGCCCAGTCTCGTATTTTACTCGAGTCTGAGTACCTTTGTGGTACATGTCGTAATGACTTATTATGAACTCTCATGCGTCCGCCACTCTCTTGCCAAAGACATCTGCTACGATAAGCTTCTGGTGTTTAACCGGAAGTCTATCAGTCGCATTTGTTAAGTCAAAAGAGTAGTACACGCACTTCGCCGGAAGTTTGGTATATCAGGCGTCTTGGTCAAAAGTGCAGTCTTCGGGGATTCTTCTCAGAATCTTCTCCAATGCTTTATGGATTGGCCGAAGAACTGTTTGAGACCAATAGTCTAATATTCCTATAACTCTCGTTTTCCCTTCTTTATCTCCAAAGGTAGTTAACTTTCTGATCTCCTTACCTTCATGGTTAGGAAAACCAGTTAGTTTATACCAAAGTTGATGCAGAGGGATACCTTGAAAAGTCTCTTCGAGCTTTGCAAATATATCCGCCATCTTGGGCCCACCCAACTTTACTATCTGATCTTTTAGGTCATTTGGTAAAGCTAAGTAGTCCTCGAAGGCAGTTAACATTGCTTGCCCGTTGGGACCGCTCTTGGTAGAAGTGTGTAAGTTACCAAAGATATACCGAGTCCTGCGATAACCGATCTGTCTCTTGACGGCTGATCTGAAGGTATCCCAATGTTTTGGGAGAGAACCTTCTCAGGGGTCAGAGATAGATTTGAAATCGTTTACGGGCTCGAGTACCACACCACGGCTTAGATTGAGCATGGTGAAAACTATCTTTAAATCGTCTAACTCCCTAGCCCTTATTACAGGGTGAAGGAAGAAGAGATTCTTAGGTAGTCCATCATGGCTTAAAGCTATGCCAGGTGTGTTCTTGGGTAAAGGTTCTCCAGATAAATACCTAGTAATCGATAGTCTTGCAAGTTTGTTGTAGGCGAGAGCTTGTCTCTTTCCTCTACACTCTGAAAGATTATTGATAAAACGTAGATATTGGGAGAACCATTGTACATACACCGATCTTCTTTCATCGAAGTAAGCACCAAGGAATCACAGGAATAGATTAGTAAGCTCCTTCCCGATTAAGGGATTGGGCCTACGTTTATTCACTGGGTTTCTTATTGATTGCTTCATGTTAGAGTACGGTAGGACGATGCCGGGAAAACCCTAAGACTGATCACTCGTCTCAATGATCCAGCTTGCTGTTCGTACAAGGATTCGTCTAAGCGTCGGCACACATCTGACCGGCGCCGGGTTTTCGAACCCGTGTATTCTCTTGCCCTTTACAGGGTAAGAGACAAG